ATGCTCTCTGCTCGTATCCTTGAAATTTAATTTGTCGCACAATAGGTTGTGATTTTTTTGCGGCACCAAAATCAGGCGTTGGATCAGTGCCGACAGTTGCCGTATTGAAAACAGGAACGGTCATGCTAGCAATCCTCCTGGGCGCTTCTGACGCACTAATTCTGCCTGTATAGCAGCAGAAATGGCACTGCCAAGAGCTTTGCCGCGATTGTCACTTCCCTGCACTTGCGTGCCCTTTGCATCAACATTGACCACCACAGACGTGCCGCCACCAGAGGCTTCAACTCCAAGTCTACCGCTAGGACCACGTTTCAACGGCATGATTGCTTCAGGGCCAGCCTCACCCATAAGCCCAATACCTTTGGCGAAAGGAAACAGGGTTGGCTTGTTTACGATGCCACCGCGAGCGAAAGGCACCACACCGTTTTGTGCGTATACATTTCCGTTGGCCTCTTTGTTCATTTTGAAAAAATTATCGAGTCCTAAGCCTGAGAATGCAGAGCGTACACCAGATTGAATAAACAGGCCAGCAACACTACGCAAAACATCACTTAAAGATTCTTTTAGAGATTTTGTTTGGAATATGATACCTTCCAGCGCTGAGCCAATGCCTTGCTCTAATGTTTGACCAATTTTTTTGCTAAATTCTTCTGTCTCCGTCAGTTCTTGTTTAACTTTTTTTTGCGCGTTTAAATTTCTCGCAATCTGTTTGCCAGCAGCGCCCAAGGCTTTTTCTGTAAATGCCACGGCGTTTGCTGTTTCTTCTTCGCCGTCAATATACTCAACCTGCATCTTGGCACGATCTTCAAGAATTTTGACAACATTTTCTTGTTCGGTTAGATTTATTTCTAAAAGTCTAATTGCACGTTCACGATCACGAAGGTCAGACTCGGATAGCTTTTGCCTTGCAAGATCAGCATTTAATTGCGCTAAAAGCAATTTATTTTCGCCCTTGCGTGCAGCTACAATTTGCAATCTAGTATCATATTCTTCCTGTGAAATATCAGCACGAATTTTTCCGGCAGCACCGCCGCCATCGCCGCCAGCGCCACCACCTAGACCGCTAAAACCATCACGCAAGCCGCTCCCAAACTCAGTTGGCGCAAACTGACTAAACAATTCCTCTAGTTGCGCTTGTATCTGAGCCGATCTTTCTTGAACTGACAACCTACTGGACTTGGGCAGTTGAAAATCATCAAAAGCATCAGCTCTAAATACTAATTTGCCAAAAATCTTTGTAGCTTCAAATAAAAGCCCAAGCTGTTTTTTTAGGTCTTCAATTTTAATCTCAAAAAAGCTAAACAAATTGATAAATGGTGTGGCGATATTTTTTGCAGCATTTTTAAGCTGAAACACAATTTCCTCTCCAAATGCAGCAACATCTGCGGCAATTTCAATAAATTTTTGTTTGTTTTTAACCGCAAAGTTTAACAAATTTGTTAAATAATCTTGGAAGCCTGCTCCAACTTTTTGGAAAAATCCGCCATATTCTATGGCCGCAAAACTTAACGCCACTTGCAGTCTTTGCCCAGCCTTTTCAGGCGCAGAACCCAGCACTTGCGATGTTTTACCAAATCTGGCAAATAAATCTTCTGTAAAATCACTAAAGCTAGATAAACGCACTTCACCCCTTTCAAGCATTTCATCCAGCTCTCGCGTACTAATTCCCATAGCATCAGCAAAAATAGTAAAAGCACCTGGCAATCTTTCGCCAATTTGCTGACGCAGTTCTTCAGCAGACACTTTGCCTTTTGAAAAGACTTGTGCCGTTGCGACTAGTGCTGAATTGAAATCGTTAACGTTTCCACCAGTCGCCAGAATGGCTGCGGCCATGCCTCTAAAGGCTTTGTCAGTGTCTTCGGTACTGCCTCCTGCCCCAACAACACTTGCTTTCAGCCTTGTGTACTGACCAATAGCATCTTCTATAGGAATGAGAAAATCTTTAGAAAATTGAGTGACAGATTGCAGGCTTTTGTTGAAGTCTTCTTGCGATTTGCTAACGCCAGCCAACGCAATCTGCATGTTGTTGTATTCAGCCACCAACTCTGCAATCCCGCCAGCCTGCTTCCTTAAATTGCTAACTGTCGCGCCAGCCACGGCGCCAGCAGCAGCACCAGGTACTCCTCCCAAAATGCCGCCACCTAATGCGCCGACAAAACCTTCAACGCCACCAAAAACGCCAGCCCCAAGAGCTGTTGCGGCAACACCACCAGCCGCCCTGACTGCGCCTCCTCCAGAGCGCGACCTTCGACGGCCTTCCATTTTTTCAAGCTGCTTATCTAACCTTGCAGCCTGTGCCGTGGCTTCTTTAAATTCCTTGCTGCCAATTTCTAAATTATTTGCAAGCTCCTTAAAAGCAGTGCTAAAACCTTTAACATTGTTTTTAGTTCTTGTACTTTGCTGCGACAATGTTTTGAGTTGCGCAACACTAGCCTTAAGATCTTGATTTACAGGCTCAACCGCCTTCTTACCGAGATCGCCTAAGGATTTGCTGAGCTTATCAATCTCATTGCGGCCAATAGCCTTTACTAAAACCTTCAGTTCAGTAGTGACGTTTGCCATCAGCTTTTCTTCTTGTTGAAGGCGGACAGTGCAGCGGCTTCCATCACCTGCAGCCCTTCAAATAAGGGAACAGGATCCTGTACTGCATACAGTCTACAAAGCCAATCAAGAGATGCATAGTCCAATCCTGTTGGACCCGAAAATCCGATGCGCCATTGCGTCTGCATTCGTATAAACATCCGCACAATTGACCAGTTCTCTTCCCAAACTTCAAAATCAACTTCAATTTCTTTTGACAACATTTCCGCCATCACGTCTTCAGACACACCGAGAGCACGCAGATCTGCCTCGCGTTCGTCGCTAACGCCACCTGTTGCCCAATAACAAGCAGCGTCTTTTAGTTTTTTGCGCCAGCTCCCGTGATGCTTTCTGAGTATGCCTCGATCACACCACGCAAAACGTAGGGATCATCAAACAACACGGCTTTGTTGCTTTCGTTAAAAGGCAAGTCGTCGCCGTCTTCATCTTTAATGCCTTCCCAGTCCTCAATAATGTCAGACACGAAAGCATCATCACCCGCCTCAATCAACTCGTTAAAGCTTGATCGTGACATCTTTTTAAAGACAGCAGTGAAAGTTTGTTTTTTAAACTTGCCGCCATCAACAGGAGACTCAACAGTGACAGGCCACTTGTAAGAAGTAGCCTTTTTAAAAACAAACGCCATGATCAGGTGAAAGCAAGAGAAAATTCGTCGTTACCCGCACCAGTAGGACGAGCGGCGTAAGGCATTGACAGTGAAATGACCCCATTGGTGTCGCCGTAGGTAACACCAGTGATGTCGGTCTGAGGAATTGTCAGCGTCGTAATGTTACCAGCACTTGCGCCAATAACGATCGAGCTGCTTGCAGTGGTCGTACCAGTCACCTTGGTGAAGTAATTAACGCTTCCAAGCGAAGGTGCCTCAATTACGGCCGTGCCTCCTGGCGTGCGATCAACAATAATCGCTTGCTGGTTGCTGGCAGTTTCTTTGTAGATCAGGTTGTTGTTCAACGCAAAATCAAAGCTTTCAATACGCTGACTGGTTTCGCCGTGGAAAGTTGCTGTCGTGACGTTGGTGTCATTAATTTCAAGCGCAGCAGCTTGGTTGGCAATTGTCGTCGTGCTACCACCACTAGTTACTGCATTGAAGATGCCAATAAATTGGAAGCTAGCAAGCGGGAACTGTCCGGCCGTCATTGAAAAAGTAACGGTGCCACGAGCGCCGGTAATTTTATGCAGGCTGCCATCGTAGTAGCTGCAAATCGTCACCGAATCTGTTGGGGTTGCATCTGGAGCGTATGTAACCGAGGTTGCGGACACAATTGTTTCAGTCATTCCGCAAGCTTCCAGCAAAGGCCCAAATGCAGGAGCTGTCCCCGCAGCACCGCTACCACCAAGCTCAACATCAAAGCTGATGCTGACACGTTTGTTTGCAACCAAGGTAGAGCGAGTGCTATTGCCAATAAAACCTTGGAAAGAAGCAGGCTCAACATTGTCAGACTCGATTGGAGTCACCTCAACATTGGTCACCTGAATTGCATTGCTTGCATCCGCAGTAGGATCAGTTCCATAAGCAGTCTCTTTCTTCGCCAGCAATACCTTTTTGCGTGTCAGTGCCATTTGTCAAGCGGAGGTAAGATCTGTTCTGCTCGTACGATAGCGCACAATAAAATCTTGTGTCACTACCCCTAAAGGAACATCTGCTTCATACAAGTTAAATTCAACTCGATCAGGTGTCGTATCGCGAGCATATCCGTTCATCGTTTGATCAGCCATTATCAACTCAGTAATTTGTTGAGTGTATTGATCAGATACATCATCGGGAATTGCATTTCGCACAATTGTCGTTACGCGCACCCGCATTGACCAGTCAAGCTTCTGAAAAAACGCCCCGTCCGTTGGCTGATCACTAATTGGCTCAATAATTATTGCCGGAGATTCGTTACGAGCAATTGGCTCTACCCTGCTGCGATACACAGTGACGCCAGTCGCGGCATTTAAATTATTTTTCATGCGTGTCAGTATTGACTCGCGAAATGAATCAGCCACTTGTCCTAGCGGTGCGATAGCGCACTAAAAAATCCTGAGAGACAACTGCCAAGGGCACGTCCGCCTCAAACAAACTGAAGTCTACGCGATCTGGAACAATATCCAAGCACTCACCGTTAAGAGTCTCTTCAGAAACAAAATTACGATGCACGATTTTTGTATATAAGTCAGACGCATCGTCTGGAGCGTTGTCTCTCACCAAAGTCGTAATTCGCACCCGCAACGTCCAGTCCAATTGATCGTAATAATTTGTATCATTTGGCTGATCGTTAACTGGTTCAATGATTACTGCAGGCGTTTCACCTCGCGTTAATGGTTCAACTCGGCTGCGATATACCGTCGCGTTCAACTCATTATCTGTAA